TGGATTACTAACACGCAGACCGGCGATACAGGACGTTACCAGCAGCCACGTTACATGCTGGACAAATTGGGGTAACTGGCAAGCCGCCCCACGCAGACACGATCAACACATGCGGCAATACGGGCTACTGTCTAATGACAACAGCGAATGGCTCACGAAACGAGCGCCCGGCAATGAGTGGTTGATTCCCCTATAGGGTGCTACTTGATTTTTCAAGTAGGTCAATGACACGGCTTGCCTTATTGCTTTATGGTGAGAGTAAGCGCTCACTATTGACAATCGAAATTAACAGGTTTAGAGTAAGCGCCACTGGACGCATTCCAGGTTGCCCATCGAGAGATGCGCTATCCCGCAGCCGGAGGAAAATATGGCAGACGATGCCTTTGCAGCACCCGAAGTACAAACGGAAGTTGCTCCCGTTGAAGTACAAGACGCAACGCCACCAACAGAGGACACGGTTCCCTCCGAGGTTGAAAAGACAGAACCGGAAGTCAAGCCTGAAAGAACGTTCACCCAGAAAGAATTGGATGACATCCTTCAACGCCGACTCGCCAAAGAATCTCGCAAGATTGAACGGTACTCACGCGCAGAAGCTGAATTACAACTGCTTAAATCGCAGATGCAGCCCAAAGCGGAGCCAGTCAATCGCGGGGAGCCAAAACCAGATCAGTTTCAGGACTATGAAAGTTACATTGAAGCCGTAACAGACTGGAAGGTCGAGCAAAAGTTCAAAGGCATTCAGGCTCAAAACGAGCAGGAGCGCCAGAGACAAGCCCAAACCCAACACGAACAACGGTTGAGAAGTAACATCGCAAAGACCGCATCAAAGTATGAAGATTTTGAGGAAGTGGTTAGTAATGAGGATTTGCCCATCACGTTCGCAATGCGCGACGCAATTGGTGAATCTGATATAGGCGGAGACATTGCCTATCACCTCGGAACGAACGTACAAGAAGCGGCGCGCATCGCAAATCTTTCGCCAATAGCGCAAGTACGAGCGATATTAGACCTTGAAGCGAAACTGAAGGCTCCGAAGAAAGTAACAACGGATGCGCCAGCGCCCATTACTCCGTCTGGAACAGGTGCGAAAGTGAGTAAATCACCTAGCGATATGACAGACAAAGAGTTTGATGCGTGGCGTAAAAGACACATTGCCTCACGATAAAGGAAAATAATCATGGCTAATACCCTTTCAGTAGTAGATATGGTGGCGAGAGAGGCGCAGCGTATCGCGCACGAAAAGCTCTCGTTCATCGGTTCGGTAGACCGTCAGTTCGACGATTCTTTCAAATACCAGGCAGGTCGCGGCCCTAATGGTCAAAGCCTTCGCATTCGCAAACCCAACCAGTACACCCGCACCCAGGGTTCGCGTGTGATGGACGTTCAAGACCAGAACGAAGCCACCCAAAGCATCACCGTGGCGACCCAAGACCACGTTGACATGCGCTTCAACTCGCAAGAGCTGATCCAGTCGGTCAACTCCGGTGCGGCATTCGATGATCTATCGAAGAACTACATCGAACCCGCTGTGGCGGTGTTGTGTTCTGGTATCGAGGCCGACTTCTTGGCCTACGCTACCAAAGCAACGTACCAAGTAGCCGGGACTGCCGGAACCGCCATTACAAATCTGACTGTTCCTGGTGCAGCGCGTGCCAAAATCAATCAGCAACTCGCACCGAAGGATGGCCGTGCTATCCAGATGGACTCGGTAACGATGGGCGGATTGGTCAACGGCATGGCGGCTTACTTCAACCCGTCTAACGCAGTTGCAGAGCAGTATCGTGAGGGTTTGATCGCACGCACCGCAATGGCTGATTACTACGAGAACGAGCGCGTCTGGACTCAAACCAACGGGTCTGATGTGACTGGCAATACCGATGCGGCTGCTTTGGTGACTGATGGCGGTACGACAATTGACATGCACACGTTGATCCCTGTAGCCAACCAAGCAGTCGGCGAAGTGTTCACTGTTGCTGGTGTGTATGACTGCCACCCTGAAACTAAGGCGGCATATTCTCATCTGAAACAGTTTACCATCACCGCTATCGGCGCAACGACTACGACCATCTCTCCGGCCACTATCCTGACCGGGCCACGTCGTAATGTTGGGTCGTCCACGGGTGCTGCGCTGGCCACTACGGACTTCAACGCAAAAGCTGTCGTGTTTGTCGGTTTGGCTTCGACCAGCTACGTCCAATCCTTGATGTACCACAAAGAGGCATTCCAGTTCATTACGGCGGATTTGCCGCTTATGGACGACGCTCACAAGTGCGTAATCAAGAAAAAGGACAACTTGAGCCTGCGTGTATGGCAATCTAGCGACATCCGCAATGATGAATTGCTGATGAGAATTGATGTCTTATACGGAATGGCTGCACTACGGCCTGAATGGGCTTGCCGCATGATCGGTGCTGCAAACTAATGATAGGGGGAGAAATCCCCTTATCTGAATAACTTTTCAAAGGAGAAACATCATGGCCGCACAAGACTACGAACAAGTAACATATAACGCCCCTTCCGGTGCTCAAGTAGGGCAATCCGCAACCGAAAAGGTCGGTTTCTTCGGCGCAACTCCGGTGGTGCAACAAACCGGATGTGCTGTCCCGACTGACTTGGCAACAGCCATTACTGCCATTACTGCTCTGCGCACTGCGTTGAATACTCTTGGATTGACTACGGTTGTTTAAGCGGTAACAAAGGGGCGGGGAAACTCGCCCTTTTTTTAGGGAACTGATTATGCTGATGCGACACGACAAAAACGGATGGCACGATGCGCCCGGCAACGAAATCGAGGCAATGAAAAAGAACGGATGGCGCGAATCTTCTTATGAAGAATACGCCGCAGAAGTTGCAAAAAAGACCAAATCGAAGGATAATCCAACACAGTCGAAAGATGAGACAGAAGGGGATGTTGCCAAACCTTCGGGCGAACAACCTGTCAAACGCAGAGGCAGGCCACCAATGAGGTAACATCATGGCAACAGGTCAAACCCTAGTCGATCGCGCAAGCCGCTTACTAGGACTAATCAACAGCGGCGAATCACCCACTTCCGCTGAATCCGCTGATGCTCTGATTGCAATCAATTCCATGCTTGATAGCTGGCGCAATGATCGTTTGATGGCGTATGCATTGCAGAACGAAACATTGGCGATGGTGGCAAGCCAGGCAAGTTACACTATCGGGCCAAGTGGCGACCTTAACACAGTGCGCCCTGTCTCAATCGAGAGCGCATTCATGCGTGAGGGCAACATAGATTATCCGGTACGCGTAATCGATGCCGAAGAATTCAACTCAATCCCAGATAAAACTTCAACCAGCAATCTGGTTCAGTTTGTTTATTACGAAGGAACAATGGCAACAGGGACACTTAAAGTGTGGCCTGTGCCTGATACCACTAATGTCCTGCACCTCACCACAAGAGTCCCGTTTACCGCGTTAGTTTTAGGGACAACGGTAAGCCTCCCCCCTGGGTGGGAAGAAGCCATAGCAACAAACGGTGCTATTGCAATCGCGCCCGAATTCCAAGCCAGCCCCAGCCCGTCCGTGGTCAAGATGGCGAACGACTCACTCAAGGGCATCAAGCGCACCAACTCCAAACCCGTTATAGCAAAGTCGGATTTCAGGCTAATGTTCAGTTCTCGCAGGTCGAATATCGAAAGTGACCAGTAAATGCCCAACGCGCTATCTTTCCTGGTTGATCCTGAATACTGGAAGTCAGTACGGAAGACTGCGCCTAATTCATTAGCCAACCTATCTAAAGGAATAACTGCTGGATTCCTTGGGGCGCCTGTCGATATTGCTAATATGGCGTTACAGCCGATAGGATTTGGTTCTGAACGCCCTGTAGGAGGCTCTAACCAGCTTGGGCGGCTCATGGGTGCAGATACCAATTCTGTGCCGTATATGGTGGGTGATATGCTCCCCACCGGCCCCGATGACCTTGCGCGAGGGCTACCACTAATGGCTGGTATTTTCGCAGGCAAATCAGCTAAAACCGCAGACCTTGCCAAACTGATGAAGGCGGAAGAACTGCGCGCTGCCGGTGTACCTGATTCAAAGATATGGGGCGAGACCGGCTGGACGTTCGGCTTCCCAGACAAGAAGCCGAGGTTTGAGATACCGGATGATGCAGCAACTGCGCAATTTACGCATTTATCGCCAAATCCAGAAAGAATTGCAGAAAGAGCTGTAGAGCATCCTGCTTTGTTTTCTGCATATCCTGATACAACAAGAATTTCTCAATTAGGACTTCGTGAACAAAATGCAACAGGATCAATGGATTCACTTGGTGGACATTTGATAGCAAGAGCACCGGATGCGGGTGAATTAAAAAGCGTAGGCATTCACGAACTTCAGCACGCTATCCAACAACGCGAGGGGTTCGCTAGGGGTGGGAGTCCTGAAACTTCTGCTGGAGTTGGAATGACACAAGATAACACAATGGATTACGCTAGAAAGGCATACGAAGAAGCAAATACATTGGCTAAAAATCTTGATTTATTAAACCCAGAAGATGCATTGCTAAACGATTTACTCGGTTCTGGCGTTAGGCGGTGGGATGAATTGCCTCAACGCGAAAAACTCGGCTGGATAGATCAGGGACGTAATTTAGCCTACCGCCGTCTCGCCGGTGAAGCTGAAGCCCGCCTAACCCAAGCCCGCATGAACCTCACCCCAGAGCAAAGGTTAGCCCAATATCCGGTAAGCCAGTTTGACGTGCCAGTAGAGAATCAGATAGTGAGATATGGCGATGATGTTGCGCGGAGCATCCCAAATAAAACTGAGTTCGAGATAGCCCATGAAGTCGCCCAGCGAAATGCCGCTCTTCCTTTGGAGCAAGGCGGGTTAGGATTGCCTGCGAACAATACAGCTATGGATCGGGCGATGGCGATGTCAGCTACTGGCGATGATGTGTCTCTTATCGGTGGGCCAAGCTCTGGATTGCGTGATGCGTATATCATTGGCAAAAAAACGCGCGATGTCAATCCTGATTTAAATACATGGGCGTACACAGATGAATATAAAGACACGCTAGGGTCATTCCCGTGGGAAGAAAATAGAACGCCAGCTTGGGAAGCATTTTATAGGGCAGGAAAACTAAACCGCGAAGAGCCGGTAATGGCAATAGGAAGCCGATATGGAGAAATACCCGAGAGAGGTACATCATTTAATTACCGCGACCAAATAAACGAGCGCGGAGTGTCGATGGCTGATGTTCAAAACTCAAACACAGCAGAATGGGGAGACCCTATATCAAAAATGATAATTGAAGGGTACGGAAGGCCCAAAATAAACGTCGGCGGATATTTAATTGATGACGTTGGAGCAGATGGGGAACCTCTATTGGTTGCGGCAAAAAGACTGGCCGGAGATTATGTTATTGACAGCGGAAAAAAACGTTCCCGCTTCGCCGCCTTCGACCCATTTCAGCGCAACAGCGCAAACATCCTAGCCGGTGGCGCTGCTGGTGGAATTGGAATTAACGCGCTTTATGACCTAATGAATCAAGAAGAATACCAATGAGAATCCCACTTCAAACAGATTTAATCAGCAGAGACGGCCTTGTAACCAAAGATGCCCGCCTGCTGAACTGTTTTGTTGAGGTGAGCGGAGATCAGTCCGCAGTATCAAAAAGACCCGCAGTGAACTCCAACCTGGTTGACGTAACCGGAGTGGGTCAAGGCGGGATTGATAACGACAGCAAGGTTTATGCGATATTCGGTGATGTTTTGAAATCATACGATTCTGCATATTCGCTTGTGGATAACATCACACTGTAATTATGACCAGAATAAATTTATCCACCGACCTAAAGACCCGCACCGGAGCGCCGGATAAAGATGCGCGCCTGAAGAACTGCTATGTTGAGGTTAGGGGCGAGTCTAGTGCGGTTAGGCGCAGAGCATCATGTCAAAGCGATGGTGATGTAATAGTTGCAGGTACTGCGCAAGGCGGTATTGGGGTAACGATTAACGGAACTGATTTAGTCGTTACTGTAAACGGTGACTATATTGTAATGGGTAGTGGGTCTATCGGAGGTGGTGGTGGGTATATTGGAACGCAGCCGGTAAATTTGGCTGATCCTGATGTATCAGACATAGACTGGATGCTGTTGATACCTTATTGCGATGAGGCTGACATTCTGGCTGCGTATCCCACAGACGATAAAGGAACAAGTGTTTATGCTGGCCCTGCTGAAACTGCTTACACGGTTCCACAAACAACTGTTACACGAACAATACACGGAGAAACACCATGCGGGCAGTTGTTAATTAAAACGGTTACAAAGACATATTCTGCACGTACCGTTGAAAACCAATTTAAATATACATATCAAGGGTACGCTGGTTATTCTAGTATAAGTGCATTAGATACACCATGGGATGATGGTATTCAATGGAATTTATTGGCTGCTAGCTTGCCGCAAGTTGTAAATGGTGCAACTCAAGTCCCGTTATCAGGCTGTCCCGACAATCCAGTGTATGCTTCCCATTATACCACAGGCATATATACAATATATTGCTCTAATAATAATGGTTGTGCAGGTGGTTCTAGTGGTTGTGCCTCGGTTAGGTGGGCGCAATCCACGCTAACCCTTTACTACCTAGATGTACATGAAGTATGGACTTATTCGGTGATATAAAATGACCGTCACAGTAGCCAATCTCCCCTATAGCTTCTGCCCTTCCTCAAGCGCGCAGAGCAATGTAGGCTTTATGTTCAAAAATGCCTACGATGCGTGGTATTACTCGAACTCAACGGCCACAGCTACACAGATCACGGACATCGACTATCCTGGGTATCATGAGTACTCGGTCACGTTGACAAGCTCGGGAACGACGGCGACTGCTGTCGTAGCAGCAGGACATGGTTTATCAGTTGGCGATTCTGTAACCATTGCCGGGGCTACGCAAACCGAATACAACGGCGATTACTCCGTAGCAACGGTGGCTGATTCGACCCATTTCACCTACACGTTCGCCGGAAGCGCAACTACTCCGGCAACCGGAACGATCACGGCAACAGGTGGAGCGGTGACTGTTCCCGGCATCGTGTTTATCGACGGATATTTCGTTGTGATGGATACCAATGGGATTCTTTACACCTCCGGCCTGAACGACGCTACTGCTTGGAATGCGCTGGACTTCGCTGCCGCGCAAGAAGAGCCGGGTTCAGGTAAGGCAATCGGAAAAACTCCAGGCTATGTCATCGCCTTCAAAGAGTGGGATTTAGAGCCATATTACGATGCCGCGAATGCGATCGGGCTTCCGCTTTCTCCGGTGCAGAACCAAATGAAGCTCATCGGATGCGCTTCGGGTGACTCTTTAGCTAACCTTGACGGGATGCTATTCTGGGTGTCCCAGACACGCCAGAAAGGGAGAGGGGTTCATGTTATGTTTGGGATTGACGTGGCTTTAGTCTCTACCCCAGATATTGAGCGAATCCTCAACCTTTCCACTTTGGAGACGATTTATAGTTTTGGTGTAAAAATTGCTGGACATGCTTTCTACGTTCTGACTTTGACTGACCAAAACATTACTTTGGTCTATGACGCTGTAACCAAGCTATGGTCGCAGTGGTCTAGCTTAACTCTTGGCACTCCGGTAAGTGTTACCTCAATCACGTTGAGCGGTACTACAGCGACCGTTACAGCGACCGCGCACGGTTTGGTTGACGGCGACCCTGCTCTGATTGCTGGAGCTGACCAGGCGGTTTATAACGGGATTAAAGTGTCAAAGTACATTGATGCCAATTCATACTCATTCGAGACAACGGCTGGAACTACGACTCCAGCGACCGGAACGATAACCTCGACTCCGTACACTGAGACATATTTCAAGTACACCAAATACATTCATGCGCTCGGCAAAGACCTGCTACAACACGAATCCGATGGGACGCTTGCTGAATTGGTAGAGACGGCTTATCAGGATGTCGGGAAGCCCGTTAACGTGGTGATTCGCACCGGCAAGGTTGACGGCGGCACGACAGATATAAAACGGTTCGCATCATTTGAACTGATTGGCAACAAAGCGAACGGGACGGCCTATGTCAGGCATTCTGATGATGACTACGTTACAAACTCCACCTATCGCACGGTTGACTTAAGCGCAGACAGGTCGATCATTCGCAGATTAGGTGCGGCAAGGCGCAGGAGTTTTGAGATTAAATATCTTGACAATACCGCATTGCTTGTGGGCGCGGCAGATATAGAAGTTGTATAATTGGGACAAATAAAACCGGAAGGTTTTGAAGGAGAACAATATGGCGTTTTACACCAAGAAATCCAAAACAAGGCCAATAAACGCAAGCTCAATGCGGTGGTATAACGCATTGAGTCAGGAAGATAAGGCAATAGTTGATAACGCCAGGCGCGTTGAGCGTATTGATA